ATTTTTTAAAGCCATGACCTTTCATGGCGGCAGTGCCGTATCCGGCAAGGTTACCTTGAGGTGTTGTGACGTCGGTCGAAGAAGTTTGTGGAACGGGAGAAATATTGATGGCAGAAGTTGAGCCGCCGAGATATTCGGGGCGTTGTAAGCGAGCATCAGGCGAGGTGACACCGAAATGAGATTTTAGAATTTCGATGTAGCGAGTACCGCCACGAGCGTCGCGTTCGTATAGTTTTTGTATTTGGAATGCTTGGCGGAGTTGGTTGATAGTAGCAGCCGTCGCGGTTGATAGATCCGCGAACATTTCAGTGCCGTCAGTAGCGGCTAGAGTGTTTGCAAATACAACACCGGTTTCAGACATTGTCGCACTTTGAGTACCTGCAGGATTGAAGATGCGAGGGGAATTTGCATTATCGTTCACGCCGTCAAAATCGAGATTTGCATAGACATTTGCGGTAGTACCAAGCGGAAGATCGACAGCAGGGCCTTTTTGAGGCCAAGGAAGAGCGGAAGTGAAGTAGTCGTGGCGTTTGCCGCGTTTTTTTATGACGTAGTCAGTAGGGTTGTCGGGACCGTCGTCAAGATCGACGACAACAGAGGTTTGAAGGTTTTGATCACGGAACCATTCGTTCCAGATCAAGTTATAGGCACGATGCCATAACGTAGAGTGTACGAGATCGGGTATCTCGGTAGGTATTCCGAAGTGATCGGAGAGAGTGCCGGCAGCGTATCCGACTGCGGCAGGAGAAGTCATTGTAGGTATTAGATAGTCAGTGGTGTCAGAAGGATTGTCTTGGGCACCATTGAAGCGTTCCCAATTATTCCAGAGAAGACGAAGGGGAACGGCGAAGAAGTGCGTATCGATGAAGAGATTATCCATAAAAGGATGTAGTGGAGTAGCAAGTCGGCCAAAGGCCGTTAGTTTTGCATTGAAGGTGTCGCCAGGCAGAGCTTCGTCGACGTAGATGGGAATAAGGTTTCCAGCATCGAAAGTAGTTTTATGACCGCAAGAGCGGTCGAAAGAAGATCGGGGTATGTCCGCGCGTGGTATTTGCGCGAACGAGTGTGACATAACGGATTTCATGAGGTTGTCTCCATAGTTTCAGGGGATGGGGCCGACGGAGCGGATGGAGTCGGGTTTAGATCGGCGGAAATAGACATTCCGGCAAGAACGAGTCGGGGATCACTGGAGGTGATTAAGCCGTTGTCATCGTCGTAAGCGCCGATGTGATAGAGTTTGAAGTCAGAACGATGTGGGAACGATGGACCGAGAGAGAGGATAAACATGCGTTTTGCCTCGGCATCGGTAAGAGCTGTGAAGAGAGGAAGGAAGTATTGAGCCGCGTCATCGCGGATAGTATATATATTGGTCATTTTAGAGTCCTTTGTTGAAGTTTTTGAGTTTGTATAGTTTCACCATTCTTGAGTATTCGAGAGTAGTTGATATTAGGATCGAGATTAGAAGGATGGTGTTTTAGATAGTTAGTTTTTTGTCGGACAGATTTGATAGTTTTCCAAGTTTGAGGGTCGGTGACCTCGTAGCGATTGTCGTAGGCTCTAGGAGGTTTCATGGCTTTGCCATTAAGTATGACTTCGTCTTTTTGATAGGTGTCATGTCCATATTTTTTGAGCCAAGGTAGGCCAATGCCTGGACGGCGGGACATGGTGGAATATTCAGGTTTTCGAGTTGTGATTTCTCCGGTTTCCGGATCTATAGTTTCATAGTGTTCCTTGGCCGCAGTCCCAGTCATTTTTTTGGTGATGTAGCGGGCAACGTAGGCGGCAGATTCGAAGGTAGCATCTCCGAAGGTGCAGTGGCCCATTCCCCAGGAGGAACGGAGAGAGGGAGAAGTATACAGTTTATTTTCTCCTGAAGCGGAGAATAGTTCAGGATCGTCAGGCCGATAACCGAATAGGATAGCGTGATAATGAGGACGTAATGTGGTTTCACCGTATTCTCCGCAATGATAGTAGCGGATAGGACCGCGTTTTTTGACTAGGCGTTTCATGAATTTTTGCCAGTCAGGAAGGACGAGAGTTTCACCGTAAGGAAGGTGGTCGTCGTCGTAGGTAAGAGTGATGAAGCAAGCATCATCGTGCATCTGTTTTTCGTGCATGCAGCGAACAGCCCATTGGCGGGACCGTTCGAGTCTGCATCCGATGCACTGGCCACAAGATATTGTCATATGCTCGAGGAGCAAATGAGTTTCTCGGGGTTTGTAAGTAAAACCACCGTTTTGAGCTTTGTAGCCTTTGAGGGGGCGATAGCACGGCACGTCACAGACGAATGCCGCCACGCATAGATCCGGTTTTATAATTTCGGTTCTGAACGCGTGCGCCTGATTTGAAGTTTCTTTTAGAGCCTTTTCGGCTCATTTTTGAGCGTCGTTTCATAGAATTTAACTCCTTATTAGGACTGATTGGTGTCAGTCAGCACAGTTACATCAAGTAGAGAACTGTGCAAGATTTTTATTTTGACGAATTTTCGTCGGATTTAGGAGGCTTAGAAGCCTCCTTAGAAGGGGTAGCCAATTTAGGCGGGGTTAGGTCATCATTATCGATGACAGGAGTAGGTCGAGCTTCAGCGAGGCCGAGAGCGACCATTTCAGAAGCATTTTTAGGATCTCCGACAAATTCAAGGAATTGTCCGGGATCATTGCCGAAGCGTCGGCGGGTTTTAGAAGGAAGAGTCGCGAACATATCGTTCGCACGAATTACGGCGTTCATAGACTCATGATAATCCATTGGGATATCGATGAAGTCGCCGTATTTACCTTCAAAGGTATTGCGGTGTTCAAGAACACCAGTTTTCTCGAATTTTTTCATAATCGAGTTGATCTCGGTTTCAGCCATCATTGATTGATGGGTGAGAGAAGGACCGGTAGTTGAGAAAGTGACACGATCGTGGCGATCGTAGGGTTTATGGATCTGTATTGAAGTAGATTTAGTCATGATTATCTCCGAGTTCCGGGGCGTTTTATGCCGAGTTGAAGTAAAGTAGCTGGTTTGATGCCCATTTTAGAAAGCCATCGAGTGACTTGGCCATAAGTAGAACGAGCTATTTCAGCTTCGATAATGGCCTTAGTTTCGGCAGTTTGAGCAACAGTTAAGTTAGATTTCAGAATTCCGCCTTGAGTGACAGAGTTAAGGAATTCTTGAGTAGTTTTATTGAATTGAGCACCGAGAACGGAGCGTTGATAATCCTGAGTCTCCGATTGAGACAAAGCAAGGGCAGAATTGGCGTATTGAGAAGCCTGAACGGCTTTTTCAGTGTTGAGTTTTTCACCAGTAAGTTCAGTGGTTGCCTCAAGATTATTAATTTCGGCAATGACACGTTTTAGTTGAGCGGCGGACGCCATAGCGGCAGCCACGCCGTCAACAGGATTTTGAGCGGGAATGCCAGCGCCGCCTGGAGTAGAGGCGCCGCCTTTTTGATAAGATAGCATCGGATTTAATCCGGCTAGCTTCATATCGGCCATTGAGCGTTGATAAGATGTATTAGACATCCGTTCTTGAAAGGCCATTTGTTTAGCGGAAATGCTTTGATTGGATCTGTTTTTAAACAAACCTCCAATAAAGGAGGCACCACCAAGAAGCAGAGAAGCTGTAATAGGATCCATGAGTTTTCCTTAGAAGTGATCGATGAGACCAGGAACCGAGTAAATCGGCATAGGTCGAGCACATCGGAGTGACATGTGAGTATCGAGGATCATATGTGGAGAAGATGGGACAGCGATAACGCGGTCCACAGGTGGGTTTTCCTCGATAAAGGATGAGTTAAGAGCGGGGAGAGTTGCGAAGTCCTGGGATAGATGCCAGGTATCGAGAGAAGTGGCGAAATTTGAACGAAATTCGCCAGTGATAAGGCTGGGTTTATAACGATATTCAGCAAAGCGTTCTTGATAGCCGAAGGCGTTATCGTTAATAGGGTCGCCGTTTCCGTCGACATTGGCAGGGTCTTGTGCCCAGATTTCTTTGTTAAGTACGGCTTGTTCGCCGATATGGGCAAGAGCAGGCCAGTAGTAGTCCCAACGCGTAGATCGGGAGAACATACGGTTAAGACCTTGTTGATAGGTTAGATCGGCTCTGACAGAGACGAGACCGATAATAACACAGTGTTCCACGAAGGATTTTTTAAAGCCATGAC